TTGGTTTTTGTTTTTTAAGTTTTTTATTTGCCATATTAATACTTATGACCTTTTTGTTATACAATAGTTTTATAGTATAAATATAACATAGAAACGAGCGAAACACAATGTCTTGGAAAAAATATTTTACACCGTACGACGGAACTAATAGTCCGATAAGTGGATCTTCATCAACTTCTGGTCCTGCAAGTGCTAACTATAGCAGTTATTTGCCAGATGTATACGTAGGTTCACCTAATCGTGTTGAAAGATATGGTCAATACAACACTATGGACATGGACAGCGAAGTTAATGCTGCGCTAGACATTTTAGCAGAATTTTGCACTCAAAAGAACCATCAAGGTAATCATTTTGATTTTGAATTTAACAGACCTGCAACAAATGTAGAAATAAAAGTACTATCAGAATATATAAAACAATGGTGCAAGCTTAACGATTTTGACACTAGAATGTTTAGAATTTTTAGAAATACATTCAAATTCGGTGATGAAATTTTTATTAGAGATCCAGAAACAAAAAAACTTTATCACGTAGATCCTGCAAAAGTTTCACGTATTATTGTGAATGAAAGTGAAGGCAAAAAGCCTGAACAATATATAATTAGAGACATTAATTTTAATTTTGTCGAAGCAGTTGCTACAACACCTTATCAAACTACTGGAAATATTCAAAGTGCAGGCGTTGGGTATCTAACCGGTGGTGCTCGAGGCATGGTAGGAAATGCGCCGCAATCAACAGGAAGTAGATTTCATACAGAACAGCAAGAAACAGCAGTTAACGCTGAACACATTTTACATTTAAGTTTAAGTGAAGGTTTAGATAATAATTATCCTTTTGGTAATTCACTACTAGAAACTGTGTTTAAAGTGTACAAGCAAAAAGAACTTTTAGAAGATGCAATAATAATTTATCGTGTACAACGTGCGCCGGAAAGACGTGTATTTTACGTTGATGTAGGTAATATGCCAAGTCACCTTGCGATGCAGTTTGTTGAGCGTGTTAAAACAGAAATACACCAGCGTCGTATTCCAAGTGCTACTGGTGGCGGCACAAATGTTATTGATTCAAGTTATAATCCATTAAGTATTAACGAAGACTACTTTTTTCCACAGACAGCAGAAGGACGTGGTTCTAAAGTAGAAACATTACCCGGCGGTACAAACCTAGGTGAAATTGACGATTTGCGCTATTTTACAAATAAACTTGTACGTGGATTACGTATTCCGTCAAGTTATTTGCCAACTGGCGCTGATGACGGAGCAAACAACTTTCAAGACGGCAGAGTAGGTACTGCTTACATTCAAGAGCTTCGTTTTAATACATATTGCGAAAGATTACAAGGGCTGCTAGTTGAAACGTTTAACAGAGAATTTAAACTTTATTTGTTAGAACAAGGTGTAAACATTGATATTGATATGTTTGACTTGTCATTTGTAAAGCCACAAAACTTTGCAAGCTACAGACAAGCTGAACTTGACAACGCAAGAGTACCAACATTTGGACAAATGGCTGCGCTTCCGTATATTTCAAATAGATTTGCACTAAAGAGATTCTTAGGATTAACTGAAGAAGAAATTGCAGAAAACGAAAATCTGTGGTTAGAAGAAAATGACGAAAATGCAAGTGCGTCTCCTTCTGATGCAGCAGGAGAAATGAGAATGGCAGGTGTGAGTAGTGCTGGCATAGGTGCAGACCTAGGTGCTATGGATGCCGAAGCACCGATGGACGATACAGGAATTGCTGGACCCGAAGGAGCACCACCGGAATCAGTTACTGATGCAGCAACACCAGCTGCGGGCGGTGAAACTCCAGCAGGCGGTCCGGGAACGATTTAGGTATAAATAAAGTTATGTTATTACGTGAATTCTTTACTGCTGACAATACACCTATTGAAGGAGACAATTATTCTCCTGCTGACGACAGTCGTGTGATAGATTCAACCGATACACGAAAAACTAGATTGTGCTTGTGGGATATCCATAAGGCTAGGATTTGGAGTGATAATTCTGAATTAACTAGAGAAAAAGAATTAGAACATATTAGACAAATCTATAAAGCACCAGCCGAAGCAGGTGCTCTATAATACATGCCTAAGATTGATAAAAGTCTTTATACTAAACAAGAGTATCGCGACTTAAAAAAATTAAAAAGATCAAAAAAAGATCAAAAAATATTAAAAAATCAATCTGATATACAAACAGATAAAATCCAAACTACAGGTAGCACAGCTTATGTTATAGGTAATGGTATTAGTAGAAAGAATATTCCTATAGATAGATTAAAATCTTTTGGAAAAATATATGGTTGCAATGCTCAATACAGAGAGTATTCTCCTGATTATCTAGTTGCTGTTGACACAAAAATGATAATGGAAATCAGTAATAGTCAATATCAAAAATCAAATCAAGTTTGGACTAATTATAACAGAGCTTATGAAAAACTAAAAGATTTTAACTTTTTTAAACCATCAAAAGGCTGGAGCAGTGGTCCTACTGCTCTTTGGTTTGCTGCACAACATGGTTATAAAACAATTTATATTTTAGGCTTTGATTACAAAGGTTTAGACGGTGGTAAAAAATTCAACAACATATATGCAGATACATCAAATTATAAACGATCAACAGACGGCGCAACCTTTCATGGCAATTGGCTAAGGCAAACGCAGCAGGTTATAGAACAAAATCCATCTATACATTTCATAAGAGTAGTTGACGAATTTACATATATGCCTCCAGAATTAAAAAATTTTAAAAATTTAACAACAATGCAGAAAGAACAATTTTGCTATATCCATAGTTTTTAAAAATATACCAAAAAACTACCCATTTATACTACTTTTATTCAAATATACGTAAATAATATGACAGTTTATACTAGCTTCATATATAAATTCCTTTACGTATTAACATTCGTAAAAGAATTCTTTCAGTGGACAGGGAGTAATACTCCGTGTGTAAACAAAGCTATTGTTGATTTTGGAAGGATTATAAAATGGCAGAGCGCAGAAAATTTGAAGAAATGCTTGAGCGCCTTGTAAACGAAGATGCTCAAGGTGCAAAAGATTTGTTCCACGAAATTGTGGTAGAAAAATCAAGAAAAATTTACGAGTCACTACTAGAAAGTGACATGTATGACGAAGATCTAGAAGAAGATTGGGATTTAGAAGAAGACGAAGATCTAGAAGAAGATTGGGATCTAGAAGAAGATTGGGATCTAGAAGAAGATTGGGATCTAGAAGAAGATGAGTTTGACGAAGCTATGATGGCTGATCCAACTGACGATCTAGAAGGCGATCTTGCTGATGGCGGCGACGCTTACGATCTAGAAGGCGGAATCGAAGACGAAGGCGACGTTGAAAATCGTGTAGCTGATTTAGAAGACGAGCTAGACGCTCTAAAAGCTGAATTCGAAGACATGATAGCTGATATGGGCGACGAAGGCAACGACATGGACATGGATGACGACATGGACGACATGGACGACGAAGACGACGACATGGACATGGACGACGAAGACGACGACATGGACGACGAAGACGACGACGACATGATGGCTGATATGGGCGATGATGACGAAGACGACGACCTGGGCGACGAAGGCGACGACGACGAAGCTGTAGCAGAAGGCGAAAAGTCTGTAGCTCAACTAATGCGTGAGTATACTGAAAAAGTAACAGCTAACATGGGCGACGACGGTGATCCTTCTGCTAAATCACCAGTACCTACTAAGCCTAACAAAATAGGCGGCGGCACAACTGCAAACATCGCAAGAGGCGGTGACGGCGGAAAAGGCGGCACTGGTGCTAGCGCTAAGGACATGAGCACAGGTAACGTAAACACTAAGAACCCTAAGGGTGCTAGCAAACTTAACAAAGTTTCAGGCGGCGCTGCTAAGAAAAGCGATGGCACAAAGTCAATGTTTAGCTAAAAAGGAACAGGGATGATCAACTTAACAGAAGCACTTACATACGACGAGGCTAAAATAGTTGTCGAGTCATTAAATGATGGCAAAGATTTGTACATGAAGGGAATTTTCATAGAGGGTGGCGTAACTAACGCTAACCAGCGTGTCTACCCTGCAAATGAAATTAGTAAAGCTGTCGAAACTATGAATGCGCAAATTAAAGGCGGCTATTCAGTTCTCGGTGAAGTTGATCATCCCGAAGGTCTTAACATCAATCTTGATCGTGTATCACATATGATTGAGAGCATGTGGTGTGAAGACGCAAACGGGTTAGGTAAACTTAAAATTTTACCTACACCAATGGGAAACCTAGTTGAAACAATGCTAAAAAGCGGAGTTAAACTAGGTGTTTCAAGTAGAGGTTCAGGAAATGTCAAAGAAGACGGTTCAGGACAAGTAAGCGATTTTGAAATAGTAACTGTTGATATTGTAGCACAACCTAGTGCTCCTTCAGCTTACCCTACACCAATTTACGAACATTTAATGAATGCAAGAGGCGGTTACAAGGCATTTCAATTAGGCAAAGAAGTAAAGCACGATCCAAAGGCACAAAAATATCTAAAAGAATCGCTGGTCAACATTATCAGCGGTCTCCAATAACAGGAGAATAATATGTTGGATGCACTAAAAACATTATTTGAAAATAATGTAGTTTCGGAAGAGATTCGTTCTGACATAGAAGAAGCGTGGAATCAAAAAATTAACGAAAACAAAAAGCAGGTAACTGCTGAACTTCGTGAAGAATTTGCACGTAAATATGAGCATGACAAGCAGACAATGGTTGAATCCATTGACAAAATGCTAACAGAATCTTTGGCTGATGAAATTGCCGAATTCCAAGAAGATCGTAAACAACTTGCAGAAGCAAAAGCAAAATATGCTGTTGCTATCAAAAACCATTCAAACAAATTACAAAAGTTTGTTATGGAACAATTAAGCCAAGAAGTAAACGAACTACATGAAGATCAAAAATCAGTTGCAGATAAATTCCGAAAGTTAGAAGAATTTGTAGTAGAAGCTTTAACAAAAGAAATTGCAGAATTCTATACTGACAAGAAAGATTTAGCTGAAACCAAAGTGAAACTAATGCGCGAGTCAAGAAACGCATTTAATCAAGTCAAAAAAGACTTTATTAGTCAAAGTGCTACACTTGTAAATAAAACCGTAAGTGAATCACTCAAGTCTGAGTTATATCAACTTAGAGAAGATATTACTCAAGCACGACAAAATGATTTTGGACGTAGATTATTCGAAGCTTATCAACAAGAATATATTGGTAGTCATTTGAATAAAAAGTCCGAAACTGCAAAACTTCTTAAAATTATAGAAGATCAAAAGTCTAAAATTAAAGAAGCTGCAAAAATTGTTTCTAAAACAAAAGAATTAACAGAAAGCAAGAATACTGAAATCAAGCTTCTGAAAGAAAGCAGTGAACGCAAAGATAAAGTTGCAGAACTTCTAGCACCTCTAAGCTCAAGTCAGAAAGAAATTATGTCTGATTTGCTAGAGTCAGTTCAAACTGCACGTTTAGAAACAGCATATAACAAATACTTGCCGACAGTACTAGAAGGTAATACTGCTAAAAAGGCGACAAGTAAAAAGGCAAAATTAACTGAAGGCAAAGAAATAACAGGCAACAAAGAAACTCAAACACATAGTTCTATAGCAGACGATCAAAATGTAATTGCACTACGACGTCTTGCAGGCTTAAAATAAGGAGAGATTAATTATGTCAGAACTACTAGAAGGTCGCTGGCACGACACCAAAGGTGCATTGCTTGAAGGCCTATCCGGCACTAGAAAATCCGTAATGGAAACAACTCTCGAAAATACTCGCAAGTATCTCAAAGAGAGTGCAACTGCAGGTGCTACATCTGCTGGTAACGTTGCTACACTTAACCGTGTAATTTTACCAGTAATTAGACGTGTAATGCCAACTGTAATTGCAAACGAGCTTGTTGGCGTACAGCCAATGACTGGTCCAGTTGGCCAAATTCATACTCTACGTGTTCGCTACAGCGACACAGCTGGCGCAGGCGCAAGCGGTGCAGTAGCAGGCGAAGAAGCTCTAAGCCCATTCAAAATTGCTGAAGCATATTCCGGTGACACAGCAAATGCTACCGCGGCAAGCACAGCAGCACTTGAAGGTTCTGCTGGTAACAGACTAAGCATTCAGATTCTAAAGCAAACAGTTGAAGCTAAATCACGTAAGCTATCAGCTCGTTGGACTTTTGAAGCTGCTCAAGATGCTCAGTCACAGCACGGTATTGATGTTGAAGCAGAAATTATGGCTGCTCTAGCACAAGAAATTACTGCTGAAATCGACCAAGAAATCCTAGCTAGTCTAGGCACACTTGCTGGTGGTGCAGTTGAAACTTACGACCAGGCCGCAGTTTCTGGTACAGCTACATTCGTTGGTGACGAGCACGCAGCACTTGCTGTTCAAATCAACCGTGCAGCTAACCTAATTGCTCAGCGTACACGTCGTGGCGCTGGTAACTGGGCAGTTGTTAGCCCATTTGCGCTAACAATTCTTCAGTCAGCTACAACTTCTGCGTTTGCTCGTACAACAGAAGGTACTTTCGAAGCTCCAACTAACACAAAGCTAGTTGGTACTCTAAACAACGCTATGAAGGTATATGTAAACAGCTACGCAGCAGACAGTGCTAACGTACTAGTTGGTTACAAAGGTACAAGCGAATCAGACGCAGCAGCGTTCTACTGCCCATACATTCCGCTAATGTCAAGTGGTGTTGTGTTGGACCCAGGTACATTCGAACCAGTAGTAAGCTTCTTAACACGCTACGGCTATGTTGAGCTTAACAACACTGCTTCGTCCCTAGGTAACGCAGCAGACTACCTAGCTAACGTTGCTATTACAGACGGTAACGTAAGCTTTAGCTAAGTCTAAATTACACTTACAAAATAGGGCCTACGGGCCCTATTTTTTTGGTTGCATTTTCTTTAAATGGTAGTATAATAAGAACATGAGAAAAGCACAATCAAAAAATATTGTTATTCTAACTGGAGCTGGTATCTCTGTTGAGAGTGGCATTCGTTCTTTTAGAGATAACGATGGTTTCTGGGATCAATACGATCAACAAGCCGTAGCAACACCTAACGGATTTAGAAAAGACCCGCAGCGTGTATTAAATTTTTATAATCTAGCAAGAAAGAAACTAGTAGACTTTGAACCTAATG